GGAGCCTTTCTTGTAAAGGAATTTCAGCAGGTCTACACGACGGTGTTTCATGGCTTGGGTACGGATTTCGTTTAGTTCAAGGAGCTGGGGTTCGATGATACGGGCGTCGGGGATACCGTAAATCCAATCGGGGTCAGGGTTAAACACCGTCGTCTCAATTGGTAGACCTTCTATCTGACAATAGTCCTCATCTTCACGCAGGAACGCATCATGGTCCATGGTGAGGACCTTGACCTGTTTGGTTTTAAGGTCATGGACTTCAAACAGTTCTACCCACTCGTAGTCTCGGAGAACACCATCAACATCTTGAGGGCCACGGGAGGCTCCTTCAGGGAGGGTGCGGCGTTGGGTGTAGGAACCTTTGAGGTCAGAAGCAGCTTTGTATTTGACATCTTGTTTCACGTCCTCTAAGGGACGAAAGACCCTAAGGGCAACCCATTCGGCGGTTTCTTTTGACTCACAACCCCAGGGATAAATAACATCTTCAGGTTTGGCACGAAGGAACCAGGGCATACCTGGATTCAAGTTGGAGTTATACTCAATACGCTCGCCTTTCTTGTTGAATTGGGTCAAGGAAGCTTGGCCTGAACCGCCAATAGTTTTCTTGGGGTCAAAGCCAAACTGGGAATCATAACCGAAGAAACCTGTTGAGATGCCGCAAAGGAAGGTATCATCTACCATCTTCTTTATCTGATATTTGGTGCCTATCTCACGAAGGAGCCAATTGTCCACATCCTCGATAAGACGGGCATGGAGCTCGTATTCGACACCTGGACGAGTAGGGGTTATAACAGCTTCTGGGTTACGGAAGTAGACTTGAGGGACTAGGGCTCTTAATATACTGTATACCAAATTTACTGGTAAGATGCCTTTAGGGAATTCGTGACGGTAGTATGCCTTATACTGTTCCCACATATTGCTCTGGGCATACTTGACCTGGAAGCGGATGCCATTCAAAATTGCATCTTTGGTCCATTGCAGACTACGGACTGGAGGATTGGTCACTTCTTCTTAGAACCTTTCTTGGATAGCATCATCGCTTTCATCCGAGAGGCTTTCATCTTTGCTGGAGACATCATCTTATGCATCTCCGATTCTTTCATCATATGAGCACCGTGTTCCATACAACCTCCTGTTGTAAGTATAACATAAAGCTACACAAATACAAGTTTCATAACCTAACCAACAGTAATGTGGAGAAGAATCCACGCCCTAATTCCACCCAGGGATTCTTTATTATATCCTTATCGTCTAGATGTTTAATGATTATAAAAGATATACCAGATACTAATGCTTGTAGTAGGGCTAGTTGTAGTATAGCAGGATAAGATGATAGACCTAATACCAGACCGCAAGTAAAGAACTTACCCCATTCACCCAGGAAATTGAGGTAACTTTTTTCTCCATAAGGAGGTTGAAAGAAATATGTTACGATACCAAGAAGTGGCAAGAGAGAATTTAACAACATCATATAGATAAGGGCTATGGGGATACCAATGAAGCTCCGCCACAAGCCTTGTCTCAAGGGGCACCATTTCCATTGGTCCATACCACCTGCTCTATACAACAGAGCTGAGAGTATGGGTATTAACAGCGTCCATAGCTGCATTAGCGTGCAAATACCCTTGTTATTAAGGTAACTACCATACCAGTATTTATCAGAAGAATTGAACCTACCACAACCCAGATAACTCTTATACTATCTGTAGCTTTCTCTCTAGCTACCATACACTTCAAGTGTTCATCCCATCTAGAAGAAGCATTAGACTCATGTTTGTCTACCTTGTTAATGGCGTTTTCAAGCATTTTTTGAAACCCTGGCAGACTGCCATTAAGTGTGGCAAGTTGTGTCTCTACTTCCCGTAGACGCTCGTCTATTGCCATGTAACCCTTTCTATGCTCAATACCGTCCCAAGGCATATAACAACTGTTCTAGGTAGTGATGAATATTGTGTAAAAACCTGTACCTGAACAGGTAGCTACTATCTGGCTAAGGTTTATCGGAACAGCCAGGACAACGGGAATAAACGCATTAGCAGCGGCTGAAGTTGTCAAGATGGTGGTAGTGCCATTTTTTACGGTAATCGTCTCACCACCAGCGGAACCGTTCAGGAAGAACCCTCCAAACTTGTTGCCGCTAGCAACCGCTACAGTGATACCCGCACCAGCTGTAGTGCTGATGGGTGTGTACACGCTTCTTCTATTCATGCTTCCGTCCTTTCTTTGATAACGCTTTGGCACAAGCACCACTTCAATAGACCAGTAGATTCTGCCATTACTTCCTCTTCAGGGCTTTGACCCTTGATGATTTGTGGATTTTGGAACCATATTCAACCGTCCAACGCTTGGCGATTTCTGGATGTTTGGCCCATAAGTAGCGACGTTGTACCGCACTACGAAAAGGCATTTGTATCCTCTTGTGAAGCCAATGCAATATTCAATGCCTTCCAACGACGATAGTTTTCTGGCCCCAGTTGCTTACGAAGGTTCCTACGTACATTAGGAGCCCAGTTGTAATTTAGGTTTTTGGGGTCGTTTGAGGCATCAAGAGGAGCCCAACGGTCACGCATCCAATCGACGAACTTTCCAGGCTGCCCTGCTTGCAGCCAGCGAAGGTAATTGTTCTGGATAGACTCATTTAGGATAGCGTTGGCTTGAGTAGGGGACGAGACTTCTTCGGATAGGACGCCGAAATTACGGGGGTTGCCTTCAGCGACTTTGACAGCAGGGTTCACATAACGCTGTAAGGTAGAAATGTTCTGGTTGACGACAGGGGTACGTTTTATGGTTATTGGAGCGTATAAGGCTCGTTTACGAGAGGCAGGGATGTTAGCCATTGGGTTTCCCAAGCTGCACTTGAAAAGGATAACCAATACCAGACCGAGTTTTAAGCTCCAGCTCATCTAACACCGTCCCAAAGTTCATAGGGTCTTTCGGAGGAGGAGGTGGAATCTCCTCTATAGTTTTACCAACACGCTGGAGGTAACCCATACAGTCCAAGATGTCTACGGTCTTGGAGTGAGGGTATAACTCCAGCTCCTCCAACAAGGTGACCATCGAACCAAGGATATGGAGACCACCCATACGTATCATGGGTTCAAGGGCACGAATACGGAGGTTCTTGGCGTCCTTACGTCCGTCATAAGGGAGGCGTTCCTGAGAAAACCATTCGCCTGTGTCTTCCATCTCTTGACGAGAGAAGTGAGAGATAGCTCTCTGGTACTGGATTTCCTCGATGTGGATACGGGACTTGAATTGACGGGAGTGTTCTTTGTAGATAGAGATGACCTCAGAAGGGTTGTAGCGTCCAGCGTCAATACGGGATAACCACATATGATGCTTGGAATCGACGCTGCCTGTTAGGATGACGTTACGGGCAAGACCTTTTCCATCACCCCAACCAGCCAAGTCAACAATAGTATGATAAGTTAGCTTCTCTGGATATTCGTCGATGTTGGAATGGATATGGACATACTCTCGTTTGAAGACGATATCTTCCATGGCTCGTGGCCGATTGAGGTACTGAGTTTCAAAAATACGTGGGCCTTGTGCTTGGGCGATAAGTTCAAGGGTGAACTTGTTGTAACGTTCTGGCCAGAGGCAGTAGGAATCGTCTGGGATGGGCCATACGGCGTCCTTGGTAACAGCTATCTCAAAACATTTGTAGCCTGCCTCAAAGGTCCTGGTGTAGTGGATGAGGTCACGTGGGTCCCAACGGGTGCCAACCTGAAAGATACAGCCAGTCCTGGGATTAGCAAGTAGGGAGAAGGAGAGCTTGTGCCAACCTATGGCGTTGTCGATGTCTTCCTGAGAAGGCATAAGCTCCTGTCCAGAGAAGTCATCCTTACGAGCGTATATCAAGTCATCCTCTATCAGGTGGTCGAAGTGTTGGGAAATAACAGACCCGCCAGCACCAACGGCTGTGTAGGTAGCTTCGGTAGCCTTTAAGGTACGACGAACCTCAGCAGCGTGGTCGGACCAACGAGTCTTATTGTAGTCGGGTATCAGTTCAGGGAAGGCGGCTTTCAAGCGGTCGTTACCTTCCCATTCAGCCTTTACTTTGTGTATCATCTTAGCGGCGTTGTCGATGACGTTGGAGGCAATGAGGATACGAACGTTAGGACCTTTGTATGGGAAGATGTCGGTGTAGAGGTCCTCGTCGTCAAGGAGTGTCAACCAGATGGAAAGGCCGACGGTAGCTATCCATGATTTGAACCAGCTTCTGGGGAGCGTTGATTGACGGAAACGACCATAGATGGAATTGGTCAGGAAGTCACAGAGATACCCATGTACATGAGGAACCATGTCACGATACCCTAATACCTCCTTACAGAGGTAATAGAGAGACCGTTGACACATCTTACGGTCTAGCTCAGCTTGCGGGGACAGCCGAATCGGTTGAGGCACTAGGGATTGTTTCTTTTGGCTTCGTCGCTTTATCTAAAAGGTAAGGGGATTTAGTGGACGATAACTTATCGGTGATGGTTGCTATTTCTTTGGTAACAGCTAACATCGAATTGACTTCTTCCATCGTGTATTGTCGGTCTATACGCTCAATAACTTCATGTGGTTTGGCACCACAACGGTCAAGGAGGTCACGAGTAGCCTCAAGCTGTATCTTCTGCTGAGGCGTACCATGTTCCATTATCTCTATAAGTTTCTCGGCGGCACGCTTCAACTTCTCTTCCAGCATACCACGAGCTTCCTCAAGGACGGTCTTCTGGTAAGCGGAAAGGTGTTTGTCAAAGGAACGGTCCTCAATGACAGCCTTCACGGTGTTAGGGGATAAGCGGACAGCCTTCGATATCTCCGTCGGTGTAGCGTTACCATCGGCCATGGCCGCTATCACTCTGTGTCGTACAGCCTTTTTCATTGCCTTGTGATATGTCACTGTTTGTCTAATAACCTTCCGCATGGTCCTGGAACGCTGTCTCCGACGATACTCAATAACATCAGGTTCCTGTAGGAGCTGGAAATGACGTTCTTGCGCTTTCTCCCGTCGGACACGCCTGTCCTCTTGTGACAAATACCGACAATCCCGTTCAGGCATATCATCATTTCTCCTAATATGACTACTCAGTATGTTATATATATCATATATAGGTGATACCGCTATATAGGGGTTACTTCTATACACCACCTATACTACCTATTATATATACCATACAACCACCTCTATGTCAAGGGCAGCAACTACAGCAGCAACTACAGCAGCAACAAGGGACGATACCAATATTGTCATAAACCCTTATAACCATTAGAGTTAGGGAAGAAGTGAAGTTGGCAAAGGGTAGCGTATTTTTTGGTGTCTACCGAAACCGAAGTCACCACCATAGGGGGGTTTTGATTTATCCACAGCTTATCCACAGCTTATCCACAGCTGTTAATAACCTGTTAATAACCTGTTAGGAATTTATTTTTGACCTGTTTTGACGTCGGATAGTCCGTCGGTAAAGCCATATATTTTATAATTCCTAACACTATTAGTATTGATTATCATTATCAGTATTGACCATTATTATATTGTCTTGTCTTGTATTTGCAAGTCTTGTTATTGTCATTGATTTGTCTTGTATTTCCTTGTTAAATCTTGTCCATATATGTATCATATATATATATAATACCGTCGGGATAACCCTTGATGTCTTACACGTTGCGAAAAGTCATCTGGAATGGCCAAATTTCAAGCGTAAAGGCACATTTAAGGCACAAAAACAGTCAAGGCATGGTTGTATATGCCATTCCTAACATTGGCCATTTTTGGGGTGTAAATAGCCTTTTAAGGCATTTAGGCAGTTTTAGCGTCGGAGCTCCCGACGGTATAACCCTTGTTTTAAGACG